TCTAGGGGGCTTCGGCCCCCGTTTACAAGGAGATTAATTATGTCAATGCAAACTGATGTTAAATCAACGCACCGCAGTACTGCTGGGTCGTTTTACGCAGGTCGTACACGGCTAAAAGGTTTTATTGTTACACCCGCTATAAGTACCGCCTGCACATTTGAAATTCGTGACGGCAGTGCTTCTGGCGCAGTTTTGTTCACAATGGACATTACAAGTCAAACCGTAGCTAACTCTACGTATATTCTTGTTCCCGGCGAAGGTATTTTAGCTTCTACGGGACTGTATTTGACGTTAAGCGTTGGCTCGTTAACCAGCCTCTCGGTGTTTTATGGCTGAAACAAAACAGGCAACATTGATGGGCCGTAAGCTGTTTATAGGCATTCCAGCCTATGACGGCAAGCTAAACATCAAGACCGCATTCGCACTGGCGCAGTTAATGCCCAAGGCAATGAGTCTTGGTGTGTCCGTCACGTTGTCTGATTTGTCTAATTGCTCAATCATTACTATGGCTCGTAACGCCCTAGTACACGAATTCTTAAAGACAGACTGTACAGAGCTTCTGTTTATTGATGCTGATGTAATCGTTTCTCCAGACGACATCTTGCGTTTGATGGCTCAGAGTGGTGATATGGACATCACTGCTGGAGCGTACCCACGTAGAGCCAAAGATGCTAAATTCTTTGCTGATGTGTACTACGACGAAAAAGGCGACCTAGAGTTTAAAGGCTCTTTGATGCGTTTAAAACGTGCGCCTACAGGGTTTATGTTGATCCAACGTCATGTCATTGAGCAGATGGTTTTTAATCATCCAGAGTGGACTTATGAGAAGTCCCCAACAGAAAAGATGTCAGCGGTGTTTGACTTTGCTATCCGTGATGGCAAATACGTTGGTGAAGATTATTTGTTCTGTGATCGTGCAACTGAGATGGGATTTACAGTTTACCTAGATGTAGACATTAGTCTTCCTCATGTAGGTCAAGAAGTATTTGAGCGCAACTTCCGTGAAGAAGTTGTAATGCCTTTACTTGAGAACATTTATCACCATAAACTGAAAGTCGTAAATGGCTAAATCACCAGCATGGCAGAGAAAAGAAGGCAAGAATCCGAAGGGTGGCTTGAATGCAAAGGGTCGCGCCTCCGCGAAAAAGCAAGGCATGAATTTGAAACCGCCCCAGCCCGAAGGCGGCTCCCGGCGAGACTCTTTTTGTGCGAGGATGGAAGGGATGAAGAAAAAATTAACATCCGCCAAGACCGCCAAAGATCCAGACTCACGCATCAACAAATCTCTTAGAGCTTGGAAATGCTAGATTTAAACACCGCTTGGTCAGCAGTCCTATCTTTAGTGATTGGATTGCTAGGCTACATGATGAACGAAAAGTTCAGGGAGCTTGCTCGTATAAGCATTCTCTTAAACAAAACACGCGAGGAGGTTGCCCGTGATAACGTTACTCAAGCAGAAGTGGATCGCATTACGAACCACATTGACCAACGCTTTAACAAACTTGAAGCAAAGATTGACCAGCTTATTCAAGCGGGGCGATAATGCCAAGCAAGAGTAAAGCTCAACACAATTTCATGGCAGCGGTGGCTAATAACCCATCTTTTGCTAAGAAAGCGGGAGTCCCACAATCCGTGGGCAAAGAGTTCAACAATGCCGATAAAGGCAAAACTTTTAAACAAGGTGGCGATATGAAAAAAATGGCAATGGGTGGTTCCGTTAAACCTACAGCAATGGGCAGTGTAAAGACAGCGGCTCCTAGCCGTGATGGTGTTGCTTCTAAAGGCAAGACCAAAGGTACACAAGTCAAAATGGCTGGTTCTGGTGTACCCAACGGCATTGGTGTAAAAACCATGAAGCGTGGCGGTAAGTGCTAATCTAAGGAGGCTCAAATGAGTCCAGCAGAAAAACAAGCGCGGGAAGAAATGGCTGACCGCAAAATGAATGCAGCCACTGACGCGGCTTATACAAAGTCTTTGACTACTACTGAATATGCGCCTATGAAAAAAGACCCGCGTGACGCAGTTCGTGGTCAGCGTGGTTACGCTAAAGGCGGCTCAGCTTCTGCTCGTGCTGACGGTATTGCCACCAAAGGTAAGACTCGTGGCACTATGGTCAAGATGAGTTACGGCGGGAAGTGCTGACATGATGGCCAGTCGCGGCATGGGTGACATCATGCCTTCCAAGATGCCCAAAGGCGTGAAAAAAGCTCGCCGTGATGATACTGACTTTACTCAGTATGCTGAAGGTGGGCCTGTTGGCCTTTACGCCAACATTCACGCTAAACGTGCTCGTGGTGAAAAGATGCGCAAACCCGGAGATAAGGGTGCGCCTACAGCCCAAGCTTTTATTGATTCTGCAAAGACGGCTAAAAAATGACCACTACCGGAACCACACTGTTCAACATGGACTTCACGGAGATTGCCGAGGAAGCGTGGGAGCGTGCGGGTCGGGAGATGCGTTCTGGCTACGACCTGCGTACAGCACGTCGTTCCATGAACTTGATGACTATTGAGTGGCAGAACAAGGGTATCAACATGTGGACGATGGAGCAGGGTGTTATTACTCTGACTCCCGGTTTAGCAACGTATGCTTTGCCAACAGACACTATTGATTTACTTGAGCAGGTTATCCGCACAGGCCAGAACACTGCTTCTACTCAAGCCGACTTGACTATTACACGTATCAGTGTTTCTACTTATGCCACAATCCCCAACAAACTCCAACAAGCCCGTCCAATCCAAGTCTGGGTTCAAAGGCTTTCTGGAGAAGTTAATCCAACGGATTCGGTTCTTAGCGGAGCCCTCACCTCCACGGACACCACGATCACGCTTGACACGGTGGTTGGACTAGCTGGTTCAGGTTTTATCCGTCTTGGCTCAGAAGATATTTACTATACGTATGTATCAGGGAATACCCTAGGTGGTGTATTCCGTGGACAGAATAATACAACAGCCGCCGCGCAAGCTGATGGCACTGCGGTGTTTGTTCCTCAACTACCAGCTGTGACCGTGTGGCCCACACCTGATAACTCCACTACATATCAGTTTGTGTATTGGAGACTGCGTAGAGTGCAAGATGCTGGCGCAGGTTCAGCTACAGCAGATATGAACTTTCGCTTCCTACCTGCTCTTACAGCAGGTTTGGCGTACCACATTGCTGTCAAAGTCCCTGAGTTGATGCCACGTATCCAGATGCTCAAGCAAATTTATGATGAGACGTTTGACATAGCCGCAGGTGAAGACCGAGAAAAAGCGGCTATCAGGTTTGTTCCTCGTCAGATGTTTATTGGTAGCGGCGGGGGTTACTAATGGGTAATCGGTTCGCATCCGGCAAGATAGCGATTGCTGAATGTGATCGTTGTGGACAGCAGTACAAGTTAAAGCAGCTTAAGACTGAGATTATTAAGCAGCGTCAGTATCAGTTGTTGGTTTGTCCTGAGTGCTGGGATCCTGATCAGCCTCAGTTGATGCTGGGAACATTTCCAGTAGATGATCCACAAGCTCTACGCAACCCGCGTAGGGATACAACGTATGTCACTTCTGGTGTCAACGTAAATGGTAATTTGTCTGGTGGTTCACGAGACATACAGTGGGGCTGGTATCCGGTTGGCGGGGCTAGTAATTTTGATGCGGACTTGACACCAAACTACTTGGTGGCAACGACATTTGTTGGTACAGTAACGGTATCTTAAGGAGCTTAAAATGGATAAAGCGGATTTAAAACAAGACAAGAAGATGATGGCTGGAGCCGTGCATAAGCACGAAAAAGCTATGCACCCCGGCAAGCCTATGACTAAGCTTAAAAAAGGCGGCGTAACTTCTTTAGCAATGAAAAAAGTAGGTCGTAACATGGCCCGTGCAATGAACCAACGCGGAGGCTAATATGGCCACATTTAGCAAAAAGATGATGGGTAAAGAAGTTGGCGATGCCAAAGTCTATGCCAAGCCACACACTATGTCTGGCAAGGAAGTCAAAGCTTCTACCAATCCCGGCAAAGAACCTAACCGCAGTAAGCTTGATACTTACGATGTGAGCATTGGCGCTATTAGCAAATCTGCTGGTAATGAACCAACAAAAACAACTGGTATCAAAGTTCGCGGTACAGGCGCGGCTACTAAAGGTTTGATGGCTCGTGGCCCGATGGCTTAAGGTTTAAACAATGGCAATGACATACGCCCAACTCGTGGCTGCGGTACAGGATTACACGCAGAACACGTTTGACACGACTACGATCAATACAATGATCAAGCAGGCGGAGCAGCGCATCTATAACACGGTGCAGATTGCCAACTTGCGTAAGAACGTGACGGGTGTATTGTCCAACGGCAATAAGTACTTGGCTTGTCCAGAAGACTTTCTTTCGACGTATAGCCTAGCCATCTACCCATACAACGCAACAACCGCAACGGGTACATCTGGGGCAAAAACTATTGTTGTTGCTAGTGCAACTGGGGTAGCTGTGGGTCAGCAGGTTACGGGTACAAACATTGGCACAAACGCTATTGTGCGTAGCATCAACGGTACAACAATTACTTTGACTGTAGCCAATAGTGGCACTGTGAACGGTGCTGTGGTCTTTCAAGGTGACTATCTATACTTGCTCAATAAAGATGTTAACTTTATCCGTGAAGCATATCCACTGAGTGCAGGTGTATCTGAGCCTAAACATTACGCCATCTTTGGCCCGCAGTCAGCTAACGTGAACGAGTTGTCGTTCATTCTTGGCCCTACACCTAATGCCAACTACTACGCAGAACTGCACTACTACTATTACCCAGAGTCTATCGTGACGGCTTTGACTACATGGTTGGGTGATAACTTTGACTCTGCATTGTTGTATGGAACGCTTTGTGAAGCGGGTTCTTACATGAAGAGTGGCACTGATGATGGTATGTACAAGCTTTACCAAGAACGGTATATTGAATCTATTGCACTCCTCAAGAACTTGGGTGATGGTAAGCAACGTGCTGATGCGTACAGAGATGGTCAAGTTAGGATTCCTGTTTCATGAGCTATATCTTACAAACCCAAACGACCAGCTTCAAAAAGGAGTTGTATACGGGCATCCACGATCTATCTACGGATACATTAAAGATTGCTTTGTATACGGCTAATGCTGATTTAAACGAATCAACCACTGTTTACACAACCGCCGCAGAGGTGACGGGTACTGGTTATGTAGCTGGTGGTGTAACGCTTACGGGCGTAACCATTAGCTCTTCTGGGTATACAGCTTTTGTAGATTTCTCCGATGTGGTGTTTAACGCATCCGTAACGGCTCGTTGTGCTTTGATTTACAACGTAACTCAGGGCAACAAATCCATAGCTGTGTTGGACTTTGGGTCTGACAAAACATCTACCAATTTCACCATCACAATGCCTGCTAACACAGCCACGGCAGCATTGATCCGTTCTTCTAATTAAGGAGCCTCACATGAGCTTGGACAAAATGACCGCTACCGACCAAGTAGCCGCGATTACAAAATACAACACAATGCCTTCTGACCAAATGTCAATTGAAGGTTACTACCATGCTGTTTGCTATAGCGCAGATGGTTTTATTAAATGGGAAGAACCCATTGAAAACTTGGTTGTGACTGTTGGTAAGAATTTGACCTTGGATACTATCCTTGGTAACTCAGCCGCTGGCGCGGTTGTGATGGGTTTAAAAGGTACAGGCACAGCCGTAGCTGCTGACACACAAGCTTCTCACGCAAGTTGGCTGGAAGTTGGTGGCACTAACGCCCCTGCTTATTCTGGCAACCGTCCTACGCCATCATTTAGTTCAGCCGCCGCAGCAAGCAAGGCTACGTCTTCTGCCGTGTCATTCTCTATGACCAGCACAGGAACAGTGGCAGGTTGCTTCATTAACATTGGCGGTAGCGCAACTAAAGACTCAACCACTGGCACATTGTTCTCTGCTGGTGATTTCTCTAGTTCTAAATCTGTTGTTAACGGCGACACAATTGCGGTTACATACACATTAACATTGACTTGATATGGCGTTAGCTTGGGGTGACGGCACATGGGGTGAGAACGCATGGGGCGGGGGAGAAACTTTCCCTGTCAGCGTTACAGAAACCGCCCTACTTGCTGATTCACCTGCTGGTGGGTTGTTCATTGAAGTAAGTATTACGGAGTCTTTGACAAACGGGACATCGTGGGGTCAAGATGCTTGGGGTTCTGGGTCTTGGAGTGGTACATCAGGTATTCAAGATATTCAGACTGTAGCTCTGACAATGAATGTGGCTGTAGATGAATCTGCTGCTATTGCTGAAGTTCAGTCTGCTGTTGCGGGGTTTGCTGGTTCTGTTACTGAGACAATGGCTATTGCTGATACAAATGCGGCAATAACCAGCTACAACGTCAGTGTGTCAGATAGTCAGGCCATCACGGATGATGAGGCCGCGCAGACAAGTTACAACGAGAGTGTGTCGGATTCTTTAGGAATTGTGAGTGTAGAAGAGGCAGTTGCTACATTCTTGGGTGATATATCGGAGTCGATTGCAATAGCAGAAGCGCAGGTGGCTGTGCTGATTATGGCCATCAACGAGTCGATGGGTATTGCAGAAGGAACGACTGTAGGAACGTATTATCAAGAATTCTTGACTGAATCTGCGGCAATTACAGATATAAATGATGGTGGTGCAAACTACCAAGTTAGCCAGACGGAAACGATGGCTATAACGGAAATAAACGGTGGGCGATATTTGTGGGAAATTATTGATGACACAGAGGTCGCAAACTGGCAAAATATCAGCAATCCACAATCACCGGGTTGGACGGCTGTAAATAATACAGAATCACCCGGTTGGACAGTAATTTCTACACAGTAGGAGCATTAAATGGCAAAGACATCCCTTATAGGTCTAACCCTTCCAGTACAGGGCACGCTGTCTGGGCAGTGGGGCGACACCGTTAATAACGCCATCTCCCAAATTGTGGACGTTGCGGTGGCGGGTACGCAGACAATTACAACTGATGCAGACATTGATTTAACTGTTACAGAAGGTACTTACGCAAGCACGGGTCTAACAGGCAATAGTTCACAGTACGCAATTCTTCT